ATACCAGTCGCAGGGAACTGTGCTGACTTACCGTTAGCAATAGTTCTTACAGTTGTTTTATCTAGGAATACGTTGTGTTGCTGAAAAGTAGCTAGGACTTCACCGGCAAAGACTTTGAGAAAGAGGGCTTTCTTGTCTGCTGCGCCGTTAATGGAACCTAGTCTACTTGGATTTGCGTCTGACATAATAATGTCTCCTTGTAGTTTAGTTTAAATTCCATTTCCTGTTACTTAAAACTATTCTCACGAAGTTGTCTCCCTCAGGAGGCTTTGTTACTAATTGATTTAGTGTGGGAAAATCTGCCTGAAAAGGCATGATGCCCCCTGGACGGGGGACTTGAATTATTTATTGCATACGTACATTGTTACTTCAAAACCGAAACGCATTTCAGTTGCACATGGCTTAGTCCACATAATAGTTTCCTTTATAGTTAGTTAAAGAAACCAGTTCGATAGAGAGTTATACAAGTCTATCTTGAGGTACGCCACTCAAAAGCGGTCATGCCTACCCGAGAGGGTAGGACTTTGATCTAGGAGTGCAGGGAGAAATACACTGACCTAGAAACTTGACCGAGCTACTTTAGCTTCTACCTCAGCTCTATAGGCCGGGTCTGATTGATACTTGCTATCTTGCATAGCTGCAATCATTTGAGCTCGTGAACCGTATCCACCTGTACTTCCTGTAGTTGCACCACCGTGTACTAAAGGTTTACCTTCACCACTATCAGCAGAAAACTGAGCATGTAACCCCCGTATAGCCATACTCCTCACTTTTGCATTTGTAGAGTTGACTTGCGTGTTATAGTTAGTTAGCTCTTCTGCTGACAGATTGGCTTTGGCCCATGCAGACATAGCTTCATACCCCTCTTTACCGTCAGTAAGAGAGTAGGCTTCAGTCTGTGCCTGTGCTACTAGGGCTTTCTGACCTTCAATGTATTGATCTACAGTAGCCTTAGGTATACCTGCTTTCTCTAAAGCTGCATAAGAATCATCTGTAAGTCCACCAATAGAGTCATACTCTTCAGTGAGTTTACCCATATCTAAACCGGCTGCTTCTACTGCTTCGTCAGCTGTTGTAGGTTCTTCTACAGATTCTTCTTTGACTTCTTCTTTCTGTCCTGATTGTTTCTTTTCAAGTTCAGTATACGACTTTGCCATAGCATCATAGTCAACCTTACCTGTCTCAGCATCATAGAATTTATCAGGGATGCCCTCAGGTTTTGCTGCTACTTCTACATTTTCTTGGATACCTTCTTCAGGCATAGTGTTAGCATCGTCAATCTTTTTGACCATTGCTTCTTCATGACCTTCAGGTTCTGCAGGTTGTTCTGACTTGAATTGTACTTCTTCTACCATTTAAATCTCCCGTGTTAATTATTTGTCTTTCATATTTTTAAATTTAAAGTCTTCGTGCGGATAAGGCTCACCAGGATATTCCTTTGCCCATCTTTCCTTAAAGTATGTGTCATATTCTTTTTCAGTTATTGGTCCTTTTTCTTTACCATAACTATAAGGATCTGCAGCATACTTGCCTCGCTCCGCTAAGATACCTAAACCTTCTGAGCTACACATTATCGATCCACCCTTTTAGTACCCTTATTTAATTCAGCTGCATTCTTCTTTTCTTTCTTAGCTGCTTTCTTGGGTTTAACAATATCTTCTTTTACTTCGTGTTCTTCTTCTTCTACTTCTTGATGTAAGTAATCCATTTTCATTATTGTTGTTCTCCTTCTTGTTCTGCCATTACAGCATCGTTAGTCATTTCGGCTTGTTGTTGTGCACCATCGGACATACCTTTGACGGCATTAGGTGCTGCAGCTTGAGCCATTTGCATCATCTGTTGCTGTTGCATCATCTGCTGCTGTTGCTGCATTTCTTGTTGTAACTGTTCTTCAGTCTTAACTAGATCAGTTGCATCAATACTTAAAGCAGCTGCTCTTCTTGCAATGTACTCGCTAATATTAATATGCTTCTGTAAGGCCTCAGGTCCTAAGACTGCTAGACTCTGAGTAAACATGTCCATCTTAGTCATATCAGCTTGTCTACCTAAAGCTTCCATACCTGTAATAACTACAGGCTCTACCATACCTTTAGGTAAAGCAGGTATCTTTCCTGCCTTCTGCATACGAGCCATTACTAACTTAGCAAATGGTAACTGGAACTCAGCACCAAGAACTGAATAGACTCCACCTAAGGTGTCCTCTAGTTCATTAGCTATGTATCTTATTTCTTCTGCAGTAACTCTTTCAGCTTGTCTTTGAACTGCTGAGTTAAGCATGAAAGCAAACGACAGACGTTCTGTAATAGTGTTTGCAGTTTGAAGTGCAACTCCAAAGTCGCCTCCTTTATCCAATCTAAAAGCTGTGACATCTTGTGCGTTTCCTTCGACTACTGCTAGGTTAGCTGCTTCTGCAACTGTACGCTTACGAGTAGTTCCATTAGGTGAAACAAATATTAGAAGCTTAGCCATAGCTGCGGAACCTTCCACAATAGCTTTAGTTAATCCTTCTAATGACTTAATATCTCCTAGGTATTCTTCAACGTATGAACGACCATAGGCTTCACCATCTACTACAATCAAACGTAGTGCCATGAATGGACACTTGTCTTTAGCATAGGTAGCCTTAGTTGATTCTAAGATCTGTCCTTCTATCTCTTGTTGCACGGACCAGTTCGTACCTGTCCACTTAACGTGTGTGTATATAGAAATGTCCTCATCATTATCGTCAGGTATTTCTATTTCTTCTAATACGCTTTTGTCTAATGTATCTACATTGACATCTTCTTTAGTAATAATATGTAATACATTACCTGTTGCATCTCTATCTACTACATACCTAGCAAGTGGATATACCTTTAAAGTATTCTCACCTGGAGGTAGATACAATAAAGTATTACCACCTACGATCAGATGTTTAAGAGCTTCAAATACTTTAACTCTTACTTGTGATGCATTAACTTCTTTTAATACTCTTGATTCTATTTCAACTAGAGCTTTCTCTGCATCACCCCTAGCTGCACCAAGTTCATCTAATACTTTATTATCTACTGATAATCTAAAGAATGATTGGTTAGCAGGTAGTAAAGCTAATAGCAATTTACTAGCTATATTGTTTACTCCTCTTGCTCCAACGCCTTGGTAAGGAGTAGGAAACTTGTGAGCTCCGCCTTCTACATTAGGTGGTATTAGGGTAGGTATAGTGTATTCAGAACATTCTCTTGCTCTCTGTAAGAAAGCAGAACGCTGTGTTTCTAACTTACCATATAAACCTGAGCAGGTAGAACCTTTATACTTTCCTTCTTCTTCCATGTCTTAATTCCTTATAATGGTATTGCTAAACCTGTATCAGTTTTAGAATGTGTTTGTAATTTCTTTGTTCCATTGGTGACATCTTTGTCATCCATCTCATCTATCTCAGAACCTGCTTGAAATTGTGGTTCAGGATTTTCTTCAATGAGATCTACTTCTGATGCCGGCGCTACTGTTGGTGGAGCTGCAGGCATAGTAGGAGCTTTAGGTGCTAGTAGTGATCCGCACATAGTTATTTATCCTTGTTTAATAATTGTGGAAGCTCTCCTTCTTCCTGTTGATCTTCAGCTATAGACTTCAAAGCATCTACGACAGACCGTTGACCTGCTTTAAACCATACCTCTCGTTCTGAATCAGAGAGGTTTGGATGTTTATTTGGGTACGATTTATCAAGTTCTTCAATTAAATCAATAGCATACGTTGGTATTTTCATGTTGTATATCTCCATTAAGCAGGGGTAACTGCCCTATTTAACAGGGCATGCACCACCTTCACACTCTTGAGACTCTATATCTCCCTTAGAATCTTCATGATCTAATACAATTTCTTGTAAACCATTAGCATATTCTTCCCATACTTCCTGACTTACTACCTCTTGAGGTAAGTATAGGTAACCTAGATCTTCAGCTGTCTTAGTAGGGTCAGCTCTAAATAGGAATGAAACTCCTACATAGATATCCCAGTTGTCTAACAACCAGTCAATAATAGAAGGTACTTCTTCAGGTGAATAGCTAACAGTACAGCTTACGTTCTGCTGACAGTAGTTAGTCTGTATCATCTTGTATCTCTCTAGTTGTGATAGAGCTGACTCAAGGTTTACTTCCTTACCATCAACAACATCAAACTCTACGTCATCCCATTTAACAGGAAACTTAACAAGCGTACCATCGGGGTCATTAGGATTATCATAGACATGGTAACCGGCTGCCCTACACTTATCTAATAGAGGATCATGCTTACTGAAGTTAATGTTATTGAATATGTATTTACCTAAAGGTTTATGCACTCCCTCTGTAGTATCCATTATCTTAGATAAGGTACCTGAGGGTTTCACAGTTGTTGTATTCTTAGGTCGTGGAAGCCCCAGTTCATCAGCCATTGAATAAGATCCTGCTGTTGCTGCTCGTTGGAGGGAGGCAAAGTCGTAAGGTGACATATCTCCCCGCTTGGCAATACCAGTGATACCCACCCCACACAACCTAAGGAAACGGTTGCTCTGATCCCATGCTTCTTGGAGTACCCCGTCATTAAGATTAACGCATGTCTGTCTGTAATTTGCTCGGGCTGAGATGTAAGCAGCACGTTCAAGTCCTGTAGCATTCCCTTTAAATTTTCCAATGTCAATCTCCACTAGGTTACAGAATGCCTTATTACCCAAAAGTATCTCAGCGCATGGGTTGCAGCCCTTGAACCACGGGGCTCTTGAGGTTGCTGCTGCTTGATTAATGAACCCAGGTTCTGATCCACCTGAGTCAACCATGAGTTGAAAGATATGTTCTAGTTCTGCTTTACTAGGTTTAGTTTTAAATAAGAGTGAGTTGTTTGATTGTGCTCTTTGAATGTTACCTTCCCAAAAGTTACGCTTAGCTACAGCAAACTCTTGCCACTCAGGTTCATCATAAGAGAACAAAGCTATCTCAGCTGAACGTCTTGAAGATAAGACTGTACCTAACCAGTTCACTAGATCTAAGATATCCATACGGGATAACAAAGATCCTGCTCTTCTGTTCATGATCTTACATATAGCTACATAAGCTTTAGCAATAGCTTCATCACCTGAGCTGATCCAACCATAACCTTTCAGTCTTTCACCGGCCGGTCTGATCTGTGAGAAATCTAATACTAGTTTGTCAGCCGGATACTTACCTGCTAATAGTTTACCTATAGACTTAGCCCATGCTTCTGCACTGTCACCTACCTGTATCTTCCATACCTTAGTTTGTTTGTTCCATGATTCAGTGTTAGATTCTTTACCACCTTTTGTAGTACGCTTAGATCTAATAACTTCTATATCTTTAATAGGTTTAACAAAACCATTTAAGCTACCTACTATAGGACGGAAGCCTACACCGCAGCCTTGTAATAATAACCATAAGATATCCACTACATCATAGACTGATTCAACATGAGTAAAGCTACAGTTGAATTGACTAGCTTCTCTTTGCTTAGCTACCTTAGTACCACCAAGCCACAGAGTTCTACCTGATACTGACATCTTACGATCAAGCATTAGTTCTCTTAACTCTTCTAGTTCTAGTTCATTGTCTACTGTAAGATCAGCTTCTCTATTCCATAACCATCGTTGATGTTGTATGACTCTATCTACGGTTTCTTCCCACGACTCGTGCTGTAATTCGTCTTCGCTTTTGGGCCTGTTGTAGGTCCTTCTTGTTACTAGTTGTGCTCTTAGGCTCGGTTGGTATGTCATCTTTATCCTTATTAAATATTCTGTTCCAGTTATCTAGGAGGCGTTCATCTGTCACCAGTCCTAGAGGTCTACGTTTACTTCCCTTTCCTCCATCACTCATATGTCTAACCCTTTACCTTTCATTTTTTCTAGGTACTCATGGACGTCTTCATGAATACACGTGTACTCAATCCAACGTCTGTTATCTATTGGGTATTCTTTCTTGGCATACTCAATGCATGACTGGTTATCAGGAAAGGAACCACCAAAGAGAGTGTCCTTTACTGGTCCGTTCTGCATGGTGACCCACAAAATAAACTCACCCTTTGGTTTGGCATGTGGCAATGTAAGTGTGAACACTAAAAGTATTAACACTAAAGCTATACCTAAGAAGTACAGCAGCGTTGAAAACAAATGTTTAGTTTGTCGTTTCATTTTGTCTCCTCAAATTGAATTAGTAGTTCCAATGAATGGATAGCTTTCTTTAAATCTTCTATGCCATTCTTCTTTTTATAACGTGACACGTACTTGATTACCGTGTGCTGTAATGGATTCATCTCATTAGCCATGGTGTATTCAATAGGTTGTATCTTCATACTGTTGTAATGGTTACCACCTATCTGTGTTTCTAGTGCTATTTGTTTCTCTACTCTTTCAAGCTCTGCCTTCCTAGCCTTACCTTCTTCAATAGCTTTAAGCCTAGCGTGTACTCTTCTATCTACATCTTCAGCTGTCGAGTTCATATTGTTCTCCGTGATTCCAATGTACTTCGTGGAAAGCTCCACAGTTAGGACAAGATAGGTTAGTGACTATGACGTTCTCATCTTCATGACCTAGCTCATCTCCGTTGTGATCTCCACCCCAAATTAATTCAGTCGTGCATACATAACATTGCATCTAGTTCTCCTTCGGTGTCCAAGGTATGACCTCGGCTTTATC